GGCGAAACAATGCCACAACTTAAAGAGCGGTTAGCTGGACTTAAGAGTAGCCTAGCTCCTGTTGAAGATCAACTTAAAGAAGGTGTGGGTAGTACACCTACTCAGATTACATTTCATCCCGCAATGGTATCAGCTAAGAAGATGGAAAAGAAAATCCATGATCAGCTTGATGAATCTAACGCAAACAAACAACTACGTGTAGCTGCATTTGAATGTGCATTGTTTGGTACAGGCGTTATGAAAGGGCCATTTGCTGTAGACAAAGAGTATCCTAACTGGACAGAGACTGGTGAGTACTCTCCTACTATTAAAACAATCCCCCAAACTTCTAGTGTTTCTCTTTGGAACTTTTACCCTGACCCTGATGCAGCCAATATGGATGAGGCAGAGTATGTTGTAGAGCGTCACAAAATGTCACGTACCCAACTGCGTAACCTTAAGAAGCGTCCCTTCTTTCGTAGTAATGCTATTGACCTTGCTGTCTCTGAAGGAGAATCCTACGTTAAAGAATGGTGGGAACAGGCAATGGAAGATGACGCTCAGGAATCTAAAGCTGAACGCTTTGAAGTCCTTGAGTTCTGGGGTAACGTAGACATAGAAGTTCTTGAAGGGCATGACATAGACATTCCTTCTGAGTTATCCGAGATGGATCAGGTAAGCGTAAACATCTGGGTATGTAATAATAAAGTATTGCGTTTAGTTATGAACCCATTTACCCCGTCTATTATTCCCTACTATGCAGTGCCATATGAAGTAAGCCCTTACAGCCTCTTTGGTGTAGGCATTGCTGAGAACATGGATGATACACAGACACTCATGAATGGCTTTATGCGTATGGCTGTAGACAATGCTGCACTGTCAGGTAACATGCTGATTGAGGTAGATGAGACTAACTTAGTTCCCGGTCAAGACCTATCAGTATACCCCGGCAAAGTCTTTCGTCGCCAAGGTGGGGCGCCGGGACAAGCAATCTTTGGTACCAAGTTTCCTAACGTATCCAATGAGAACATGCAAATGTTTGATAAAGCCAGAGTACTAGCTGATGAATCTACTGGGTTTCCTAGCTTTGCTCATGGGCAGACAGGAGTACAAGGTGTCGGACGTACAGCTTCAGGCATTAGTATGCTTATGTCTGCTGCTAATGGTTCTATACGGAACGTAGTAAAGAACGTTGATGATTACTTACTAGCACCATTAGCCAAAGCATTCTTTAACTTCAACATGCAGTTTGATTATGACGATGAAATCAAAGGAGACCTTGAGGTAAAAGCCCGTGGTACTGAAAGCCTTATGGCTAATGAAGTACGTAGTCAACGCCTCATGCAGTTCCTTGGTGTGGTACAGAACCCTGTGCTAGCCCCCTTTGCTAAGATGGATTACATCATC